CGCGGGCATCTTTGCGGCGAAGTGGGCGGTGGGCATGGTCGCCTCCATCGCGCAGGTGACTGCCGCCCTTGGCAGCGCTGGCGGTGGTGCACTTGCTGGCAGTGCTGGTGGCACCGGCTTGCTTGGCGCGCTGGGACTGATCGGTGCTGCCGCTGCCGCGCTCGCCTACACGTATTCAGAGAACAAGAAGGGCCAAGCGGAAATCAGGCAGAAGGCCGAGGGCATGGGCTATGAGGAAGTGCCCGGCGACGCGCTCCACCTGCCGACCTTCCGCAACAAGCAGACCGGCGAGTCAGTCCCGTATTCCGAGATGATGCAACGGCAGGGCAAGCTGCCGGAAGGCTACAACAAAGAGGGTTACAGCCCGGCGCAGCAAGCTGTCGGCGACTTCGCGAAGCGCACCTGGAATCGCATCTTGTATGGCCCCGAGGCGGTCCAGCGCCAAGCGGGACAGCCGCCGCAAGAGGTGTCGCAGCTTCAAGGCGATACGTCATGGGGCGACTACGGCACGCGCGCGAACAACCCCGGAAATATGAACTATGCGGCATGGCAGAACGCAGCCGGCAAATTCAGCTACATGGATCAGACGGAAGGCCGACAGCACACGATGGCCGTTTACAACACGATGGAGGAAGGGGTTTCCGATGCTTACAAGCTGATGGCGAGGAAGCAGGCAGAGCACGGCAAAACGATTGCCGGCGCATTGTCTGGCTGGTCCACCACGGCGGGCTACGACAAAACGATTGCCGGCATGGCTGGCATGGACCCCAACGCGCCGTTTGATGTGGCTACCGCCGATCCAGAGCAGGTGCAGCGCTTGATGGCGGCACAGTTCAAGATGGAGGGGCGACGCGGCTCGCACTCCGCGACGCAAGAGCAGATCCTTGGCGGCATCGATCTGGCACGCCAGCCGCCAGCGGCGCTTGCCCAGGCCGCGCCCGTCGCACCGCCAGCCGCTCCACCGCCGCTCAACGGCTCGGTCACCGTTGACATCAATCACCGCAACGCACCGGCCGACACCACCGTGGCCGCAAGCGGCAACGGCGCAGTGAACGTCAACCCGCCGCGCACTGTCACGCCGCAACTGGACTTCGCCGCAGCATGAGCGACCTGATCTCGCTGCTTTCGCTCACCGGGCAGGTGGCGCGCACCGCCGGCCAGCTTTCCCAGACGGCCGGCAATCAATACGCCATCGATAATTCCGGCGAGACCTGGAAGGGCGGCGCGTGGCGCAATCAGGTGCAGCCGGGATCGTGGCGCGGTGTCGGCTTCGTGCTCGATGCCGGCGAGCTGCACGCCGGAAGGCGCCTCGCGATTCACGAATACCCCTACCGCGACACCGCCTGGGCCGAAGACCTCGGCAAGCTCCCCCGGCGCTTCAACGTGCAGGCCTTCCTGGTCGGCGATGACGTGTTCTCCCAGCGCGATCAGATGGTGGCGGCTTGCGAGCAGCCCGGCAGCGGCACGCTGGTGCACCCGACGCTGGGTAGCGTCGAGGTGGTGCTGCTCGATTTCAGCGTGACCGATCGGCGCGAGCGTGGCCGCGTGGTCGAGGTGATGCTGCAATTCATTCTGGCGTCTGATGTGCGCTTCCCCTCCAGCGCCATCTCGACCGGAGACGCCATCACCAGCGCGGCCGGCGCGCTCAATCTGGCCTCGCAAGGCGACCTTGCCGGCACGCTCGATGCGCTGCGCATCGTGCCGTCGGTTTCCAAGCAGGTGAGCGACTTCACCGCGGGCGCGATCGGCGCGGTGAGCGACGCGACGCGCGCCCTCAACACGGTGCGCGGCATGGTCGGCACGTTCGGCCGCTTCGCCGATGGCAACCGCATGACGCTGCAAAGCGCCAGCGCCACCGTGCAGGGTCTGCTGTCGCAGGCCACCACCACCCGCAGCACGGTGGTGAGCGCGGCCGGCGAGGTGCAGCGGCTGGCAGGCCTGTTGTGAGCGCGGCCACCGACGCCTTCGCCCAGGCCAGCGCGGCACTGGCCAGCGCGGTGCTGGCCGCGACCAACGACCCCGCCGACGCGGTGCGCCTGTTGCTGCCGCTCACCGCCTGGACCCCCACCCCACTGCCGCGCAGCGGGCCGCTGGCGCAGCTCGCGCGTGCCGCCCAGGACGCCATCGCCGACAACCTGCGATGTGCCGCGTGCGCGGCGCTCGGTGAGGCTACGCTGGCCTACCGGCCGACCAGCTATCAGGAAGCGCAGGCGCTGCGCCGCGCCGTGTGCGACGCTCTGGACCGGCAAGCGACGCGGTGCGCCGATGCCGGCCGGGACGCCAGCTATGCCGCCTTGCGTGAGCTGCGCGCGGCGGTGGCGCTCGACCTCGCCGTGCGGGGGGCAAATCTGGCGTGGCTGGTGGAGGTGGAGACGGCGCAGCCGATGCCGGCGCTGGCCGAAGCCTGGACCCTCTACACCGACACCACCCGCGAGCCGGCGCTGGTGGCAGCGGCTGACGTGCGCCATCCGCTGTTCCTGCCGGTGAGCTTCACCGCACTGTCGCGATGAGCGACCCGCACGGCGCGCCCCCGCGCAGCTCGCCGATCACCACCAGTGATGTCCTCACGTTGCAGGTGGGCAATCAACAGCTTTCCGGCTGGCAGCGCGTGCAGGTGATCCGCTCGATGGACAGCATTCCGGCCAGCTTCGCCATCGGCGTGACGGAAAAATATCCCAACACGCCAGACATCGACCTTCAGGCAGGCCAGGAATGCACGGTCAGCATCGGCGGTGATCTGGTGCTGACCGGCTACGTCGACCAATACACCTCCAACATCAGCGCCGGGTCGCACAACGTGCAGATCGCTGGCCGCAGCAAGGCCGAAGACCTGCAGGATTGCAGCGCCTTCATCGGCCCCCGAGACAATCCCAGCTTTCAGGTGCGCGCCGGCAACGCGCTGTCGATCGCGCAGGCCATCGCGAAGACCTATGGCGTCACCGTCCAATCGATGGCCGGCCCCGGCGCCGATGTGCAGCAATTCAACATCAACCTCGGCGAGACGTGTTGGGAGATAATCGATCGGCTGGCGCGCGTGTCGGGGTTCGTCGCCTATGACATGCCAGACGGATCGTTGATGCTGGCGCGCGCCGGCACCGAAAAGATGGCCTCCGGGTTCGCGCTCGGGGTGAACATCGAGCAGGCCACCATCACCTATCGGATGGATAATCGCTTCAGCGACTATGAGGCGCACTTTATCGCGGTGGTGACCTATGGCGTGGGTGGCCAGCTCACCGACACCAGCGCCGGGCCGATCGTGCACGATGAGGGCGTGCCGCGCTTCCGCAAGCGCTTCGTCATCAGCGAGCAGATGAGCGACGGCCAGAGCTTGGCACAGCAGCGCGCGATGTGGGAGCGCAATCGCAACTGGGGCCGCGCGCAGCAATTCAACGTCACCTGCGACAGTTGGCGCGACGCGGCCGGCAAGCTCTGGGCGCCGAATTGCCTCGCGCCGATCAGTGCCGCAGCGATGAAGGTGGTCGACAAGACCTGGGTCATCGGTGGCGTGACGTATCGCCGCGATGAGGGTGGCCAGCACGCCGACCTGGTGCTGATGCCCAAGGAAGCTTTCAGCGTGGAGCCGGCGGTGCTCAACCCGCTGCCGCCTAGCGTGGAACAAATGGAGCGAAACAACGCCACGAAGCCGCAAGGCACCGATCTGAAGCTGCCGCAAGGCAACACCAGCGACCTGAACACACGCGGCCAAGGCAGCGGGAACACACTGGCATGAGCGACTCTCAATTCAACCGCCGCCACCTGATGGCGAGCAGCCACGCCATCATCACCGCGACCAACGATGAGGGCGGTGCGCACAGAGCGCAGGTGAGGCCTACGCAGCGCGAGCTGATCGATGACGTGCCCGTGGTGCAGATATACGGCTTTTCCGGCCACGCGCCGGTCGGCAGCGAGGCAACGATGGTGTGCGTCACTGGCGAACGCTCCAAATCGGTGGTGGTGGCGACCAACAACCCCGACGCGCGGCTGCGCAATCTGAAGCCTGGAGAGGTGGGCATCTACGATAACCAGGGCACCACCATCATTCTGAAGCAGGACAAGAGCATCGAGATACACGCGACCACAAAGATTCGCATCGACACGCCACGCCTGGAGGTGACCGGCGACATCATCGACCACTGCGATGACCAGCAGCACACCGCGCAGAACATGCGCCAGATTTACAACACCCACACCCACGGTGAGGTGCAGCCTGGAGGTGGCCACACTGCGATCCCCGATCAGCCGCAGCGCGAGGCAGGCGAATGAGCGGCTGGATCGAGGCCGCAGGCCTGCCGATCGCGCCGCTCGATGCGCCGCTGCTCATCGCCGATTGCCACGGCGATGTGCTGGTGCAGTGGGACAATTATGACACCTTGGGCGACTGGGTGCTGGCCGAAGGCGACCTGCAGACCGAGCAGGACCTGGAGACGGCTTGCCTTGTGAGCCTGTTCACCGATCGGCTGGCCACGCCGGATTTCACGCCGACAGACGGCACGTCCGACCGGCGCGGCTGGTGGGCCGATCCGTATAACGATCGGCCGCTAGGCTCGCACCTCTGGCAACTGGAGCGCGCGCACAAGACCCGCAACACGCTGGGGCTGGCGCAGCGCTACGCCAGCGAGGCCTTGCAGTGGCTGGTCGATGATGGCGTGGCGCAGGCGGTGGCCGTTGATACGCAGTGGCTGGAGCCTGCGGGCGGCGGAACCTTCCTCGCCATTCGCATCCTCATCACTCAACCGGACGGCGCCATGACGCGCTTCACCTATGGCTGGGCGTGGGACAACTTGGCCACGCTGCGGCTGACGGCTGCGCCTCCACCGTTCGCATTGCAGACGCGAGGTGCCCATGCCGTTCATTAGGCCGACGCTCACCGCGCTGCGCAATCAGTCGCTGCAAGACATCACCACCTCGGGCGTGCCGGGCCTCGATGGCTTGCTGCGCAATTCCGTCATGCGCGTGCTCGCCTGGGTCATGTCGAGCCTCGCCTATCAGGTGTATGGGTATATCGACTGGATTGCGCGCGAGGCGGTGCCGTTCACCGCCACCGAGGAATTCCTGGAGGCCTGGGCCGGCCTTGTCGGCATTCTGCGCAAGGACGCCACCGCAGCGATCGGCCTCGCGCAATTCGGTGGCACCACTGGCCGGCTGTTGCCTTCCGGCACGCCGCTGCGGCGCATCGATGGCGTGGCCTACACCACCACGGCAGACGGCACGGTGGACACCAGTGGCGTGGTCATCGTGCCGATACTGGCGACCGCTCCAGGTGCGATCACCGACGCGGCCGATCAAACACCGATCAGTATCAGCGCGCCGGTCAACGGCATCAACGCCTCGGGCGTGCTCGCCGGTCCATGCACGGGCGGCAGCGATCAGGAAACCGACGATGA